AATTACATCATCGCCATCCTCATCCTTAACAACTAGAGAGACAGGCTTATTGACTGCTTCAGCATCTTTCTTATCAACTAACGCCCATTGATCTGGAAATTTAAGTAAGACTTTTGCTTGAATATCACTGACTAATTGAATGTCACCATGTCCCGCCCAAGTGACGCCTGACTTTGCTACGTTGTCATAGGCAACGGGTTTGTTACCAACATATTCGATCTTTATTAAATTTGCCATGATTGTTTCCTGATAAATAAAAAGGGGCGAGGCATCAATGCCTGCCCCCTTAGCTTGGTGACTAATTCAAGTGCAATTACTTGCCTTTGAACTCATAGGTCACAACTGAGTCAAATTGACCCGTTACTGCGCCGCCTGCAACCGTAGCAATGATGTATGCGTCATACAACAAAACGATTGGTGCCGCTGCCATACGCGTTAATCCAGCAGTCGATGTGGCTGTTGCAGCGACAAATGAATTTGCCGCGCCACCAGACTCGCCGTTTACATACTCAAATCCTAGCGAGATCGTTGAGTTTGCGCCTAGAGCTGCGTTGACGAAATGCGCACTATAGACTTTGGTTCCAGCATAGACTTTATTGAGTCGTACTTTGTCACCAATTGCAGCAGCGGCAAGCGTGATGTAGCCGTGTGCAGAGGCAAGTGGGCAGTCGCCTGAATAAACAATATCTTGAATCGAAGGGGCATTGATAGTTGCCATGATAAATCTCCGTGATTTTTAAGAGGTAGACATGGGTGGAGTTTTTAGCTCCACCCTGTCAATTACGAACCGAGCAGTGTGCGACCGGCAGCAGAGGCTGGATCTGGTGCGTAGCTGTCAACGACTGCTACACCAAAGTCCGTATCTGCACCGTCGATCTTGAAGCGGATCTTGGCTGAACCATTCATGGCGGCTGTGACCGTCTCGATGGAATTGCCGTGATCGACTTCTTTTTCTGACCAGTCGTAGAAATAGTCTGATGCTGACTTGCCGTATGCTTTGGCAAGAGCCTGGGCACCGACAATGATTGCGCGATCGATTGGCACAGCAGCTTGAACAGTGCTTTCGGTGTAAGTACCACCGTCTGCGCCGCCGGTATCCATGACTACGTTATCGCCCGTATTGAAACGAATTGCGTATCGGTTCAGCCGCTTAATCAGCACGCCATTCCACATGATCGTCTCGTATGCATCAAACAATGGGTTCTTGTTTGAACCAGTCGATGACTTACGCTCGAATGCGTACTGAACGGCCTGACGCCATGTGGTTTGGCCTGTGCGCGATTGTAGATAGAGCCACTGACGCTCGGTCACGAACATAACCCACAGAGGATCGTTCCATGCCTTGTCATCGCCCTTGACTTTGATCGACTGCATGACGACTGGGCTTTCGCGCAGTTGTGCCACGATGCGGTCAATGTCTTGCAGTGTGAGTGCGTCATTGGTGCCGAGATCAGCGGGGCTTGTCGAATCGTTTGCACCGTAGTAACGGTTCTTGGTTGGCGCTTTGACAGCGTTTACCATGATCGAGTTGAAGTCTGGATCTGTTTGCGTAGGAACAACCCAATCGCTTGTTGATTGCGCACCGCGCGCGCCGGCCAATTGCACCAATGCGCTTTGGTCTTCCAGACGTTGCATCCAAGCCTGGATACCAGCCATCGAGATATTGCGCAGGTTATGCACAGTACGCTTCTGGGTCATACGACCACCGGAGTCAGCGCCGCCCCGAACCTGATCAATACGCACGTCCATACTGGAGTACGTGAGCTGCATCATACGGCCTTCGATACGGGTATCGCCCATAACTGGCTTGCCTTGCAGCACGTTGAATAGATCGATTGAGACGGTATCGCCCGCGCCCTTAGCCAGATCGCCAGCTTTGACGATTGGATAGTCTGGGCTTGTTTGACCTTTGGTCTTTGCAGCGAACGAACCCTCTTTAGGCATTTCGCCTGAGAGAAGATTCATAAAGCCGGGGGCAGTCTGGACACGGGTGAACAGACCTACTGAGTAGACTTTGCGTGCTAGCGCACTACCTACTGGAATATTTGTTGACATGATAAAGCCTCGCTAAAGTTGAGAAAAACTCAATGCCCTGTACAAAAAAAGGTCAAAGAGTCCGGAAATACGCATCCATTTGGTCAGGTGACATAGAGGAAAACTTTTCAGCGAGTTGCAATGCACTCATGTTCTCTGCTGCTTCGCGTTCATCTTCTGCCGCTGCCTCGCCGGGGACTTCTGAAAGTGAGTTAGGTACGTTTGATCGAGCAGCTTTTACGGCTGCTGCGGCCTTTGCAACTGCTGCACTTTTTAAGTCCTCTGTACTGATTTGCGGTGCTGGCTTCGTACCGGGTACGTTAATGGTGCCGAGCGTGCTTTCCACCATATCGACGACCTTAGCGAATCGTTCTGCTAGAGATTTATCTGCCCAGCTTGGCTGCGTACGTAAGGTCGCATCAAACTGTTTCGCCAGGTTAAATGCTTGCGCATCTGTGGCCTGGAGGTGCGCCATCTTAGGCACCGAGTCGATCGCATCTTGCACCATATCGGTTGCATTACGCGCACGCTCTGCGGCATCTTCTCGCACACTAGCTTCTACCGGCTGGATCTTCGCCTCAAGCGCTTTGGCATAAGCCATAGACGCCATCACAGCTTTATATACAGTCGGAAAATCTTCTTTCAGCGATTCAAGATCATCGTTAGAAAGCTCACTTGCATCTGGAATGTCAGGAGTGGTGCGGGCGCTCTCACCATTATTCGCCCCTTGATTTCCCGCCTTTGCCATCGCTTCAAGTGCCGTTACCCGTTCTTGCATTTCAGCGGCAATTTGTTCTGCCCTGGATGCGCGGTCACGTTCACTTTTTAAGACAGAGTATGGAATGACGTGCTTCCCATCCTTTGTCGTGATGCCATCTGGTTCAGGTGGTTCCTGTTCAGTCTTCTGCGTTGCACTATCTGGTACTGGTTCAACAGTGGGTTCAACCACCGTCTCCTTATTCTCTGGTTCTACTTTTTGTTCAGTCTTTTGGTCTTCACCTTGTAACTTTTCAAAAAGTGCTGCCATAGCTTCTGGATCAGATGTATCAAATTCAATGTTGTTGCCTGTCATCACTGCTCCACATGTCGCGTTGGTTGCGAAAAATCCGTTCTAAGCGAGGCCAATAACCCATGACGGGGAAACTTGCTTGAGTACGGTTATGTTTATTCTGGGGCGTGATTAGCTATTCGATGTTTGATGAGAAGCGACAAAAAAAACTCCCACGTCTAAGGTGGGAGAGGTTTGCACTCAGGAGTAAATGCTTAGAATTCTGCGACGATACCTGTGGTCGTTGTTCCAGTTGCCCACACACGTTTGACGCGTAATGGATGACGACCTGCCGTGATGGCGGTATAGGTGACGATTGATCCATCCATCAGTGTTACTTTTATTGCACCTGTTACACCAATGTATAGACTTAAGCTCACTTCCGTAAGGTCTGTCGAATCGCTTGGAGTAATGGACACGGCACCTGTTACGGGGCTTGTGATGACAGAATTTTTGTTTGTGTGGCGAGTCTTTATGACGGTTGACATGATCTATCCTTGTTGCATAGGTTGTTGTTCTGGCATGGGTTGCTGCATCTGTGCCTGGGGGTCTACGATTGCTGGTGGTGATACACCAATTTGCGGCATATTAATAAGAGATTGGATGTGTGTAGCTTTGATATTTGCCATCTTCTCCTCTGCCTCTGCGTTTAATTTACGAATAGTTGCAGCCTTAACTGCCGCATCCAGTACAAAGGCCTTGGATTGCATATCCTGTTCTTTTGCCTGCTGTGCTTGGGCGGCCTGTGCTTCTGCTTGCTGCTGTTCTGGTTCTTTAATACCCACTGCTGCACGTAACCTATCTGCGATTTCGTGACGTTTGGGCAAGTCCGTTGCTTCGATTACAAAGTCGATGATCTGTCCTTGCAACTGTGGGGGTAGTGACTTTGTGATCTCGCTCAACATCTGCAACTGCTGCATACGGTAGGTTGGTGTTGCGGGTACATCGTCAAGTACGATCCTTGCTTTAACTGCCGATACATCGTTGAGAATAATCGGTTGACCTGTTTGTGGGTCTTGCCCAGGCTGATTAAGTACAATTATTTTTTTCTTTTGCCCATCCCCAATGGCAACAGAGGTTTGCCCTTGTGTAAGATTTTGCTTTACAAGTTCAAATAGCATTTCACCTACGAGCCGGCGTGAGTAGCGGAAGTTATCGTTTATTTCTGCAAGCGTATTCAATCCTTGTTCGACCAAGCTATTGATCGCTGTTCCGGAAGAGGCGCCTGATTGCTGGCCTTGCATAGCCTTGTGTATACCTGATGCTTCGGCAATCTCTTGCTTAGCTTCTTGCATGACCTGAAACTGCTGCATAGCTAGATCGCCACCAGGCTCGACTTTGAAGGTAGAGTTTGGCTTGCGGTTCTGATCGAGAATGATGTACGCATCAGGACGTGCAACTTCCATTGCAGTCTTGCCGTGATCTTTTACGGCATCGGCATCCACTGTGACGCGACGACTATTGAGCGACCAGAGCATTTTGCTCTTACGAGCATTGACCTCATCCTGCGGGCTGACCATGCCACGGATTAGTCCATAAGGTACGTTCGTGAGGTCTTCACGGTATCCAAAGAACGGCACGTATGGGAAATTGTTGTGCTTGTAAGGGCTTGGTACGTCATAGAGAAAATGTGGGCCTGTGTACCAAGCAAGCCTAACTTTCTGGAATGTGGCCTGTTTGACTGAAACTAGCCCAGATACGATTGCTTCATTATGCTTTGAGTTATTAAAGTCTGCTTCCATTGTGCTGCCATTTGGGAATGTCATCACATACCCGCGTACCCATTTTCGGTACCAGATCTCATACAGACAGATCCGCATCCGTTGCACATCGCGCCAATCTACGCCGGCAATACGCGTATCGCGCTCGATTTCCCATGATTGCGTGAGTCGTGTGTCTTGCTCCATGATCGGATCAAATCCAGCCCATCCTCCCGTTGCCATACGGAATAGGCTTGCATACTGAGGCATGAGCGCAATCGCATGCTCAAGCTCCATCCATCTGCGTCGTATCAAGTAACGTGCATCGCTTAGATCTGGATGCTCTGCCCGCCAATCCCAGAAGATCTCACGTCGATGGATAGACTGTACGCGATATGGTGGTTTGAAAGGATCGTGTTCACGTGCGACTTCTACCCAGCCTAGCCCCGTCTTGACTTGCCCAGCATAGGCATCAGATACGGCGCGGTCTGCTCTTGATTCTGTTTCTGCGTGCTTGAGCTTGACGCTTAGTGCCTCGGCGAGTTCGTCGCTTGCTTCTGCATCGTCCTCTGGGTTTACGCGCCAGTCAGAACGTGTCTTTGCTTCCATACCGAGTACGGTATCGATGGTCGGCTTAATAATATTGGTAATAAGAGGTGGCTGTCCGCGCTCTTTGAGCTTTTCTACTGTCTCTGGCGAGAGCTGATTGCCATCGTAGTAGTCAGCGGCACGGTCTGCTTCGCGTCTCCAGTTAGGCTGGTGCTTGATTTCAAGCAGAAACATTGCCACTTTAGATTCAGGCAGCGCGGTATCTTCTAGGTCGTCAGGGGGTTGCGTGTCTGTGGGGTCTTCCCCCATGACTACGCCATGTCTGGCTTTTGGACTTGATTGAAACTCTCGTCCATTAGTTGAGCCGCCGGCATTGGCATCTGTGTACCCTGCCGCATCGCGGTCGATACCTTCATTATTCAATTGAATATCGCCGATCGCCATGTGTTCGCCTAAGAAACTTGTGTACGCCGAACCTATTGTCATTGCATGGTGGCTATTCGATGTTGTTCTTGCTATTGGTGTAGTTATCTATAAACTGAATACTTACACTAATAAAACGAGAATCTAATGAAACGCTTATTCGTTGTTGCTGCTTTGATCGCTTTATCTGGTTGTGCAATTCGCACTGAGAACACTGGTGTTATTCAGCGTGGTGGTGGCGTATATACAGTTGCGCACCAGGCACCGACCGGGTATCACTCAACCGCGCCGCTAAAGAACAGCACTGCGCAAGAGGCTGTGGCCTACTGCGAGAAGAATGGCAAGAAGTTTGAATACCTTCACTCGAAAGAGATTAATGGCGCAATGGGTGTCTATCCAGAGGTTGAGCTAACTTTCCGCTGCATCTAACCCGCCCGCCAATCGTATTCTCGCCGTGTATCTAGCATGGCTTTGTGTGGATCTGGTGGAACCATTGCGTAGCGCAACATCATCATGCCGTATCGGCTAGCTGAAATAGAGTCGTCGCGCTCCTTGACTATTTTTCCATCCTTGCGGTGGTAGAGCTGACGTTCTGATAGCCAGTCAAGTTGATTATTGAATACTTTCCATCGTCCTGTTTGCATACGGTTGAGCATTTCCAGCACGCCAGCCTCGACGCTGGTACGGCTGACCTTGTGCCCATTCTCGTCGCCTGTCTCAGGGAACTGTGCCATTTCGTGCAGCATGTTTACGCCAGCCTGCCTATATTGCTCGGCTAGCTGGATACCAGATCCTTTGTCGTGCTGGAGTCCATCGTGAGGCCATGCGCAAGGCACCCATGCGCCGCGCTGCAAAATCAGTGGTGCAATGTCACGCGGCAAAGATTCCCGCATGCGTAGACTGTCGTATAGGTACACCACGTCATTGTCTCGATCCCATGCGAGCCATACTGCCGCTGTGGGGTGATCCCACCCGAAGTCAAGCGCACAGATTACAGGCCATAGATCCGGTATTTGGAATGGTTCGCAGGTAATGTCCTCTTCAATGACTGGGAATATCAGACCTGAACCCATGATCGGCATGCCGCGCGCGCGAGCATCACGTTCGTGTGCTGGGTAACTTGCAATGATTCGCGCCCGATCTTCGTCCGAGTAATGCTCTACATCATCGATGGTCATATTTATGTCGGCACGATCAGGGCTTGTCTCAAGCAAGAAACGGCTCACCACGTTTGACATGCCCAGCAGTGGAGTGAACGTAATCCAGACAATCCCTTTGGTCGCATTGGTACGTGTGAGTACCTCGATGTAAATATCCTCTGGTGGTTCCTCATCGAGTGCCGCGAAGTCTAGCGTCTCGCCCTGTAACTTTTCTCGTCCCTGCTCGCACGATTTGAAATACAAGCGCGAGTAAGAACCTGAGATATGTCTGACGAACACGCAGTCAACACAATCCGCGACCCCACTCGCACGCCTGGGTTCACCAATGATCTTATCCGCAGGGATCGTACCTGTTCCCCATTCCCCAGGGCGACCGAGTAACAAGCGTTGCATGGTGTCACGCGTTGATTGCATGGACTGACCAATCGCCCAACCACACACGCCACGATTCCAGCGCTTGCCTGTCCACCAGTTGGGATAGAGTCCAGTCAGGTGAATCGCAATCTCATACGCACTACTCCACGTCTTGCCTAACTGGTTGCCCGCACGAAATAGACGCTCACGGTAGTCCGCGCCCTTGGCGTGGAACTCCATCTGTTTAGCGTATGGCTTATACCTCGATAATTTGTTTCGATCCTGTCGGCGCTGAATTTCCTTCAGGACTTTGAGATATTCCAATTTGGATGGCGAGGTCTTGTGCAATACGGGTAAGGTCTGCGTCTGAGAGGTTTGCATAGGAATCTTCTGGTTTCTCCTGCTTATCTTTGAACATGCCTAGTTCACTACCGAGCAGGTGGAGTGCGCGAGTCGCACCGCCCGAGTCAAAGGTGTAGTCGCCTGTTGGCATGCCTTTTTTGTCCAGCACTTGTTCAGCCTGCATGCATCGCTCAACGACTGTCATCAGTCTGGAGACAACCCAGCTCCGGTCTAGGCCGTTCTTGAGTACGGCATTCTTTGATGCAAGCTCCGAAAGCTCCGCAATCCTGTTGATCAGAATGCCGTTCTTCTTCTCCCACGTCCGACACGTTGACACGTCCACGTGGATCATGGCTGCTGCGTGTGCTTCTGGAATGCTCATGCCCATCGCACGGGCACGGGCATAGGCTTCTTGCTCGGCTGTCAACCCGCTATTCATTACTTGACCCCGCAGACCTTTTGGTGCGCGAGGCCTTCCACCTGGATGTTTTGGTTTAACTGGTTCGTCTGTCATTATTCTTTAAGGAATACAAGTTTGATAATCGAGATACCAACAAGCCCCAAGATCCCGACCACGCCCGCAATGTTCCAACCGCGTATGAGTTTGAGCGTTGGCATTTCAAGCTCCATCGTGTTGAGCCTGATCGATAGATCTTTGATCTGATCGAATGCACGGTTCAATGAGTCACGCGTCTCCGCATGCTTTTGCTCTAGGTTGGCGAGCTGCCTTAGACTGTCAGATATGGATGACAAGCTCTTCTCCATTAAATTAAGCCTGTAGTCGATAAGCGTGGCAGAGCCATGCGAGACAATAGGTTGTTCTGGGTTATTCATGGCTTTGCTCCTTCAAGTTGCGCTTTAACTGACTTCAGAATCTGATCTCGCACGACAACTGCGTTCACGAGTGCCTCTTGTCGTGCTTTGCAAGTCAGTCCAAAGCTCACACTCTCATTGAGTGCACGCGCTAAGTCGTACTGATCTCCAAGGATCAGAGGGTTTGCCACGTTGCCAGAACACTTCACCAGTAGCTCACTTGGTATCGGTGGCGAGACTAGCGTTAATTGACTCGCGCAACCCGTCAGGCAGGCGGCAAACAGAAGTAGAAGGATTCGCATTGGCTGCCTCTTTAATTGATCTTTGGATCGTTGTTGCGCGTGCCTGGGCGAGCGATAGCGCGGATTGAAGGGATTGAATCTGAATGGCATCCGCAGCAGAGGTCGCTGCTTGCGTGGTCACTTGCGCTGTAGTCTGTGTCGCAAGGAGTGCAGCCTCGGCGAGCGAGTCACGATGGCCTTTGTAGAGATAGCCAGCAGCAAATGTCGCCAGCGTGTAGGCCAATACGTATGACGCTCTGAGTAGCAATGCGAGAGGTGTTAATCCAAACATGTTGTTTTGCCCCAAGTGGTGAACTTCTTCTGATGACGTAGCAAGATCTTTGGGCTATAGGTCTGGTTCTCTACTTGATTGGATGGAAGAATTCCCGGGTTAATGAATCCCGTGACTGCCCACTGCCCAGGTGCATCTGACTTGGCCTGCCGTTTGTAGACGTATCCGAGTCCACCGTTATAGCTAGACAGCACGAAATGCCATCTATCGCACTCTGTATCGCCTCGCACGCGTTCAAATAGCCAACGGTCATACCAGACACCAGCTCGAATAGCCCATAGTGGGTTCAATGCATCGACTGCGCCCCAGTGGTTAACGGTTTCAGCCCATGCGGCTGTAGCTGGCATGAACTGCATCAGTCCTGCGGCACCGGTTCGGCTGACTGCGCGAGGATTCCAACCCGATTCTTGCTGGATCTGCGCGGCAATGATGGTGACAGGCGGGTTCAGGCCGAATCGCATCTGTGCTTCGCGCTGGATGTGAGCGCGGTATTGCTCTTGAGCTGGGAGTGGATTAGCGCAGGTGGTGAGCAATAGCGAGCAGAAGACGGATATGATCTTTTTCATCACGCAACCTGCTTGCCACGAAAGAATGCGCGTCCCTTCTGCACTGCACAGAACTCGGGGTGTATGAGGCGACCGTCAACGATAGTGAGGACTGCGAAGCCAGAGCAATGATTGGCTGGGTTATCTTCGCCATAAGACATTTGTGGCCCATCTGTGTCGCCTAGCGTGCCGGTATCAATGCCCCAGCGCGTGCCGTTGTAGTCTGTGAAGACGGTAGCCTGAAGCCTGTGCAGGTGCCCTGTTGCAATGGACATGCCTGACATGACGGCATTGTTCCAAGTCGCATGTGTACCGTTTCTGTAGCGGTGCTTGATCATCAGGTTTTCATTAACCATGATCGAGATAGACATAGGCCAAGCTGGGAATTGTTCTTGCAAGCTGAATCCAACCACGCCCTCGAACTCTGGTGTTTGGTTGGCAAGCCTGGACTCAAAGCGCATGTCGTGGTTTCCAATCGTCCACCACTTCTTTGCATTGCCTGCGACCGCCTCGATCTCGCCCAGGTACTTGTGTACGGCATCGATCTCCTCTTTAACGGTCGGTAGTCTGTGTCCATACGAGGACTTAGGCCACCTGGAGATCCCGGCACCGTCGAATACATCGCCATTGAGGACGATTAACTGAGGCTTGAGGTCTTTGATAACTGAAACGAAAGCATCTTGAGCTGTGGTGTTCTCACCAGGCCACTTGTGCACGTCTGAGCCGATAACGATGGTGCCATTCTGCATGGTGCAGTCTGTTCTGGCATTGTGTTCGCGCCGATAGAACGTTGGTGATCGGCTATCACGCATGGGAAGCAAGATCCCGCGTGACTTTTCAATCTTCAAACGCCTACGTTGTACGCCTCGCACGTCTACATTCAGCTCACGTGCCACATCTGAGACGCATTGAAGCCTATTCCACGTTGCTATAAACATTTCTTCAGAGGTTTTGCTTACGGTCATGGCTTGATCTTCCTGATTGACGTGATCATTCCCGCTGGAATAGTGAGTGTTTGTGCACGCTCATCGTCTGAATAGGTCTGACAGACCTTGACTTGGCCTTTCACGCTTGGCATAAGCCAGCCGATTGTGTAGCAATACGAAAGTTTCTTATCTGTTGCTGTGGGTTCATCAACCCAACCAAACTCATGTGCAGCGTCGATCCATACGATCAGGACGAGATCAGGGTGTTTGGTTTTCATGTTTAGAGGCCAAGTGAGCCAGCGATTAAAACGCCCGCTATGAGCACGGCGCGAGAGAGCTTGTCACTGGCATCACAACCTGGCTTGACGCGCCCAAGGGCTTGCCTAGAGATCCAGTAGCCAAACCAAGCGAGGGTTGTTACGTGTCCGAGTTTGTAGAACACGACTTGCGCGGCTGGGTACTGAGACGACACCAGGTAGGCTGCGCAGTACAGCAGTAGGCCGGCGGCTAGCCATGCAAACATACGAAACGGCTGAAGATTATTCACTCGCGCATCCTTGTGTGAGGTTTACGCGAGTGTGGGGTTTGCCAAACTATTCGATGCTGAGTGAGGTGCGTCTGCGCAGGTCAATTTCGCGCTGGATGTACCAGACTGCTTTCTCAAGGTCTTGGATAGCTTGGCCTTTGAGATCAGCACGCCAGATATATTTTGTTGCGTTGCCGAGATTGAATCCCATGTGCTCAGTGATCTGTATGCACTCAACTCCGCTGGGATGATCTGTGTAGTGAGCTGGGTGATTGACTGGATCAGTGATGGGTGTATTTAGGGAACCAATGATGATTCCAGCCATGCGCTTCTTCATCTGCTCTTGCAGATAAATCTCATGTGGGTATATAAAGTCATTTTTAGTCATTTGTTTTGCTCACGATAGTTGTATGGGGGACAAAGATATTGGTATAGGTACTTGCTCACGGTACTTACGCTGTTGCTCACGGTACTTACTTCTTATTATCTGTATCCGGATAGAGCTTACGAGCGAAGCAATCAACTAAAGCGTTGTAATAGTTTTCATCGACCTCTACTTGCACTAAGTCAAGCTTGCCCCACAGACAAGTAAACTTTCTGCCTTGCCTTGCGACCTGATCCAAGTTGTAGAGCGCGTTGAGCGCATCGATGGTCTGCTTGTAGGACATACCTGATGTTTGAGCTATGTACGTAGCGCTCACCCAATCTGGGGAGTTTGTGAGCACGGTAAGGACACGAGAGCGCAAGGTTAGGAT